TATTAAATTCATCTAATTTTTCTTCATTATTTATATAAATATTTGTATTATTATTATTAAATTCATCTAATTTCTCTTCATTATTTATATAAATATTTGTATTATTATTATTAAATTCATCTAATTTCTCTTCATTATTTATATAAATATTTGTATTATTATTATTATTAAATTCATCTAATTTTTCTTCATTATTTTTATTACTATCATTAATATATTCAGAATTAAATATATAATTGTATATATTATACTTTTTTAAAAATTCCATAGGTGTAATTTAATAATTTATGTTACACCTATAGAATTTTTAAATGCCGATTAAACGATAAAAAATACAAAAATGTAAAATAAATATTGATAGTATTAATTTTCTACTTCTCTTTTTATTGAAGAAGTGAAATATGAAATATAATTTTGAAATTATTTTAGTCTTATTTTTGTATATATCAAAGAATTCATTTATTTCAAAATATTTATGGAGGATTTTGTACCTCTTGTACTAAATATGAATTTTTGTTTTTGCAACTAACTTAGTTAGAACAAATTCAAGTGTATATATATTCGGTGTTATATTAAATCAATAAAATTTAATATTTTATTATGTATTTACATCTTGTGATATTTACACAATTGATTAGTGTAAAATTGAAAGTTAAACTACATTCTAATGTTATTTGATGTTATAATTTAAGATTATAAAATCAAATTTAAGAGATTTTACGTGTTGGTATTGAGCTAGAAACAATATAAATTGAATTCTCGGTCAATATAATATATTCTTCAGCAGATTTATAAAACTTTTGTATTGTAGATGTATATTCATCTTCAGATTTTACTAGTAATTTTTCATTATTATCCCTCGCACCAACTAATGCTTTCTTATCTAATGAATGAGTCCAATAATCTAACATAATTGGTTTATCTTCTACAATTGCTAATTTAGCAGCGTGTTTCATTGTAATATCACTAGGTAATCTGTAATTTGGTTGACTATTTTGATTTTGTTCTATTGATTGTTGGTTTTGTTTTGTTTGTTCGGACATAATTTATAATTTGTTTTATTTAAGTTGTCTTTAAATAGTTATTTTTTTTATTAATAATAAATTATATAATATAAACTTTTAATATATGAATTTTTATAATATATTAATTTAAAGAATTTAATTATGAAAAACTTGGACGCTAATTTTTCTCTCCATAGTCCTGAAAATTATAAAAAAGAATTAACAACAGATATTAATATTATTTTAAAAAAGATTACTGACTTATTAATTGAATATTATAAACATAGTAGTGTTAATATTAAATTTAAAAACATTAATTATAATAAATTTATTATTAAAAGAGGATTAGATACATTAATTAATATATTTAGTTTATTATTATATTATACTAATAATGTTGATTTAGCTTATTATCATTGTCAAAAAGCACAATATTTTTATTGTGAATTTATAGACCAAATAACGGAATATGAAAAAATGATTGATGAAAAAAATATTATTCCTATTACTTCGAGAGAAGCTGTTAATTATGTGTATAAAAAAAATATATATACTATTCCTGATGAATATCGTAACTTTAATAATAATGAATTTGATAATAATGATTATTATAAAATTAAAATAGATATAATTAATTCTTATTTATATATTTATAAAACGTTATTTTATAAATTAATTGAAATTAATTATTTTTATAAATCTGATGCTATTAATGCTATTAATGATATTAATAATAATAATTCTAAAATTAATGAAAATTTTTTAGAACAATTAATATTAATTACTGATAAACTTAATAATTTACTTGATAAATCACTTATTAAAATATTTTCTGAAGTGTTTGATAATTTATATTTTTGCCTAGAAAAATTTTATACATTAAATAATTTAAATACTAACGAATATAATATATTTTTTGAAATATCTTTTATTATTATAAAAAAAGTAATTAAAAATCCTAATTTTATAAATAATATTAATAATAATTTAAAATATTATAACAAAAATAATAATAATTTTAGTAATAATATAAATATTGTTGATTTTATGAAATTATTTGATTTAACACAGTCTAACATACATTACTCTAAATAGTATTTTTTATTATTTTTTTTGCCTTTTTTTTTATACTTAAACTGTTTTGATTTTGATTTTGATTTTGATTTTGATTTTGATTTTGATTTTGATTATAACCACAATAAATTTTTGAATAATTTACAATAAATATTTCTCTTAAGAATTCATATACTTTAGTAATTATAACTTCATCACATTTACCTACTATTAATACACTTCCTGTTCTAAAAATCATAAATGAAACTTCTGTTATATTTTTTGATAATTGTTTTTCTTTTTTATTTATTAATTGTAAATTTAATTGTTCTTCATTTTGTTGTATATTATTGTTATCTATTTGTTGAGTGTTTTTTTGTGTATTTTCTTGTTGTTCTTTTAATTTATTTATTAATAAATTACCTGTTTGTAATATTTCATTTTTATTATAATAAAATTTACATTGAATTCCTGGATAGGAACAAGGATCATATATAGCATTTAATTTATATTCACTTTTTAATAAATTATATAAATTTTCTCTATTTATATAATATCCACAATTAAAATTTGAATTTATTAGCACATTTTCATCTGTATTTGGATTATATTCTAATTTTATTTTATAAAATGGCTGTAATATATTTATGACATTATCTACTATTAATCTAAATATTAAATCATCTTTTACACCTGGTATTTCTAATTTACCTGTATTAAATACCTTAACATGAAATTCTTTAAATATATTATTAATTTTTAAACGTAAAATTATTACAAAACAATTATAAAATGCACTCTTCTTTTTACTTCTATAACTAATTATATCTTTTTTTGATAATCCTATACTTAGTTTTCGCACATCTTTAAATTTTATACGACCATTTGGATTATCTATATGATTTATTATTAATTCTTCATAATATTTTTCTTGTTTTAATTTATCCATTAAATCATTTAATTCTTCTTTACTATTATTTACAAATTTCATTTGTTTTTTAATTATTCCTTCAATTGGATTTATATAATCTATTAATTTTATAGACCAAAATAAGATTTTTAAATTAATACTTGTATTTAAATAAGTTATTTTGGTTTTTGTACTTATATATAAAGGACTAATACTTGATTTTATTATATTATTATTTATATTAGTAATTTTATCATAATTATTATTGTTATTAATTTTATAATTTAAATCATCACTTTTATTTAAACTATTATAATTATATTCAAAATTTTTATATTCATCTTCTAATTCTATATTATTATTACATAAATAATTTTCACTTATATTTTGACTTATATTTTGACTTGTATTTTGACTTGTATTTTCACTTATATTTTGACTTATATTTTGACTTGTATTTTGAAGCATATTTTGTAGTGTATTTTCTATAATATTATTTGTTGTTGTTGACGATATCATAAAATTATTCCATTCTTCCTCTAAATTATTATCATAAAATTTTGAATCATTTGAATCATTTATAATATTATTTGCTTTCTGTTTTGTTGATTTATTTGATAATTTTGATTTTATTTTAATTTCTGAATTAAATAATTCCATTCTTTAAATTGTTTTAATAGTTTAATATTATTTATGTATTAGTCTTTATATTCTTTAAATTAAATCTTAATCAAATTTTTTCTTTATTATATAATATAAAGAATGATGGTAACTAAAAGATATAATCCAAAACAGATTAAAAATTTTGAAATTCAACAAAAATTTAATAATTATAAAATCTATAAAATTGATGAAAATTATGAAACTAATAATATTTTTAATAAAAAATTTAAAGAGCAAATAGATAATGAATATAGTCTTAAACAAAATTTTTTTGACCCTACTAAATTATCACCACCTAATAAATTTATGATAAATTTATATATGAGAATGAATACTTATAATAATGAAAATAATAAAAATAATGAAAATAATGAAAATAATGAAAATAATGAAAATAATGAAAATAATGAAAATAATGAAAATAATGAAAATAATGAAAAAATGTATTAGATATATTATACTTTTTACATAATTACATAATTACATAATTACATAATTACATAATTACATAATTACATAATTATATCCCTTATATTGGTGTAATATTACCAATTAAATCTAATAATTTTATTACAAAATAATTAATTAATAATTTATTTGGTATATCTTTTGTATGCATTATATTTTCTACAAGATTTAAAAATTCATTTGTTACATATTTTTTTTCATTTACTAATATATAACTTACTAATTCTTTTATAAATTGCTTATGTTCTTTTTCATAACTAATTATTAAATGATTTATTTTATCAATTATAAAATTTTCTAATTGTGTATTATTTTTTATTTCACTATTTAATTCACTATTTAATTCACTATTTAATTCACTATTTAATTCACTATTTAATTCACTATTTAATTCATTATTTAATTCACTATTTAATTCATTATTTAATTCATTATTTAATTCACTATTTAATTTACTTTTTAATTCACTTTTTAATTTACTATTTATATACGATTGTTTTTTAAATAAATTAAAAACATTTTTCATAATATTTTTATTTATAATTTTTAATTTTATATTCTTTTTATTTTGATTTGATTGAATATAATTAATCATACTTCTTATATCACATTTATAATGCTCTTGAATATCTTTTAAATTTGTTTTGGATATATCTATATCTTCTTTTATTATTATTGAATTCAAATTATCTATTATTATTGAACTTGGTAATTTATTAAATCTTAAACATAATAATTCATTTTGAACTGCCTTATCTATTTTACTTATATAATTACATATTAAACAAAATCTTATATTTTCATTTAATTTATAATTTTGTAATAAATATTTTAATGCTTGTTGCGCTGATTTTGTCATATAATCTACTTCATCTAATATTATAAATTTTAATCCTGTTTCGAATAAAGGTTTGGAATTTACAAAATTTATTATATTGGTTCTTATTATATCTATACCTCGTTCATCTGATGCGTTTAAATGAATTACTAAACTATTGTTTTTTTTTGTATATTTCTCTTGAAATTCATTTATTAAATTAATTATTGTCGTCGTTTTACCTGTACCTGGTGGACCATATAATAATAAATTTGGAAAATAATTAGTAGCTATTATATTTTTTAATAACTTTTTATTATTTACATCCAATACTATTTTATCAAAACTCGTGGGTCTATATTTTTCAACAAATGGAATATATTTATTTGATAAACTATTTAATAAATTATCTGATAATATATTATTTATTTCATTATTAGATAATTGATTATTAGATAATTGATTATTAGATAATTGATTATCAGATAATTGATTATTAGATAATTGATTATTAGATAATTGATTATTAGATAATTGATTATTAGATAATTGATTATTAGATAATTGATTATTAGATAATTGATTATTAGATAATT